GGCGAATTTGAACTTTCTTTAGAAAATGGTACTGCTATTGCACCTGAAATCAACTTTGAATGTTTAGCAGCTCCGGGGACAAACAAAATTGGACGTGTTATTGAAGTTGATCGTGTTTAATTAACAAAAATATAAAAATACATATATAAAATGTCAATTTTATTTAGAGGGTAGTCTTCCCTACCCTCCCCTATTCTCTATGGATTAAAAGGAGGTCAAATAAATGGCTCGCAAAAAATCTAATCTGTTGAAAATGACAGATGTTAAAAAGAAATATAAAGAACTTGATACAGTTGAAACTTATACATTTGACGATGGTAAAGAGTTAAAGTTTCATCCTTTCTTTAAGGTATCAGTTATTGAGGAATTAATACAAGAGTTGGCTGAAAAGATGAATTATGCAGATCAAAAAGGTATTGAAATTAATGACGCGCTCCTTCTTCATTATATTAATTTCCTATGCATTAAATATTTCACTCATCTAAAAGATAGTATTTCTGATGAATTTGAAAAACAACTTAAAGAAATGGAATGGCTTATTGATACAGGTTATTATCAAAAGATTATTAATGAAGTGTTTTTACCTCAAGAATTACATAAAGTAATGGATACTATAACGGATATTAATAGTCGTGGAATTTTCTTTGAGAAGTTAGAAAAAGATTTACAACGTAAATTAGAGAAATTGGATATTTTCCGTATGCAAATCTTGAGTAAGTTTGAAGATAACGCTAAAGAAAGCGTGGAATAGATTATGCCGAGTTTTAAGAATCTTAAAGAGCTTGAAAAATACATAAATGAGCAAGCTAAAAAAGCTTTGCAGAACGGTAAACATGTGAAAAATACGGTTATTGAAACTGGTAAAAAACATGTTGATAAAGAGGTTTATATATATCAACCTAAACAATATGAACGTACAGGTTTATTAAGAGAATCATGGGATGTAGAAAATACTGATGATGGAATTGCTATATTCAACACAAGAACAGATGGTGAGAAATATATTCCACAAGTAATTGAAAGTGGCATTGGGTATGATTATACAGGGTATGGATACGCTTATGAAGAACCACGCCCTTTTATCGCAGAGACGCGAAGAGAGTTAAAAAATTCTAATATTCTAAAAGAAGCAATGAAAAAGGATTTGAAGGATGTTGGATTTGATGTTGAGTAAAATATAAAAATAGTTACGAAGGTGGTGATAATGTTGGAGAAAATTAAAGAAGTTACCCCTGAAGAGTGGGAACAAGTAAATGAATTCAATAGACAAATTACACAAGAATTTCTTGAACAACAGCACTTGTCCCCTCAAACTCTTAAACAATATGAATCTGCATTAAAAATTTTCTTTAGATGGGTAAAAGATTATTGTCAAAATAAACCTATCACTGAATTAAAACCTCGTGATGCTTTACGTTATCAAAACTATTTAATTAGCCGTAACTTATCATCTAATGCAGTTAAATTTAAACGTTCTGCTGTTTCTTCTTTATGTGGTTATATTGAATTGTATTATGCTGATGAATATCCGTTGTTTAGAAATATTTATAATAAGAAAATTCCTAATCCAGCTAAATCATTAAGATATAATAAAGAACCATTAACTGAAGAAGAATTTAATATGTTAATTGAAGAATTAAAGAAACGTGAAGAATGGCAAATGGTTGCTTATCTAATTTTTACATATACAACAGGTTGCCGTAGAGAAGAAAGTCGTCAATTACTTAAAGAGGTTGTGAATTATAGTAAAGTAAAAGATCCGAAAACTGGTGAAGAGAAAAATTATTATTTAACACATGAGATTCGATGCAAGGGAAGAGGCAAAGGGGGAAAGATTCGGCGTTTCCCATATGATGATTATACAATGGAAGCTTTGAAAAAATGGCTTGAAGTTCGTGGTGAAGATGATTGTCCTTATATGTTTGTGACTAAGACAAAAGATGGTAAAGTAAGACAAATTTCTGCTTCTACTTTTAATTACTGGTGTCAAGAAATCTTTAGTGAGATTGTTGGTAAACGTGTTCACCCTCACCTACTCCGTTCAAGTCGTGCAACAAATTTGGCATTAGCTGAGAATAAGTCAATTGATGCTATTCAGAAATTGCTTGGACATGAATCTCCTGATACAACACAAATTTATATTGTTAAGAATAGTGATGATGAGATTGATGAAATTTTTTAGAGGAAACTCCCCTTTTATTCAAACTGACTTGAACTGGACATTTGCTCTGGCAAGTGTCCAATTGAAGTTGGTTTGAATTATACGTATTAAAATAAATTATAATAAAACTTTAGTATTATATATTGACTTTTATGCGATTTGGTAATAAAATGAAATTAAAAACAGATTAAAAGGAGATGATAAAATGAGATTGCTTCGTTTAGTAGAACCAGAAAACAGAAAAAGTATTGAAGAAAGAAAACAAAAACTAAAAGAATCATTAAAAGTAGCAGAACAAATAAAAAGAAATAGCAAAAATAAACAATAAAAAAATCTTGGAGATGCAATTATGGAAATTGATTTTTCTTTAATGCCGCCTATTTTATATCATGGTTCAATAAGCATTCACAAAACATCACTATTAAAAGGTATTGATTTAGAAAAATGTGATGAAAGAGCAGATTTTGGTAAAGGTTTTTATTTAACCACAAGAAAAGAGCAAGCTGAAAAATGGGCAATTAAAAATGCTATATCTTATAATAAGAAAACACTTTTACAAAATAAAGAACCAAATGCTGTTGGTATGGTATTTGTTTATTCTGTAGATTATACTATCTTATCAAAGCTAAATGGAATCGTTTTGGAAAATAGAGATAAAGATTGGTCACTATTCATTTATCATAATCGAATTGGTTCTAATAAAGGAATCAATAACATTGATGCAAAATATGATTTTGTATACGGTTCATTAGCAGATGGAAAAATAAACACATTAGCAGAACAGTTAAAAATGGGATTAATTACATTTGAAGAATTTGATGCAGGAATTAGACCGTTTTCCAGCTTGGGTGATCAACTTTCTCTGCATACTAAGGAAGCTTTAAAAAGTGTGGAATTAAAAAATATGTATACTGTTATTAATACTTATCAAAGGAGGAATCAACATGCAATTAAGTAATGATGCTTTAACGTCAATTCAATATTGCGCTAACTACATGGTTAATATGTATAACTTGTCTTTTGAAAAAGCAAAAGAGTTGATAATGAAATCCCACTACCCTTCCCTGCTCATGGAGGATTATGAGTTTTGTGAGCATGTAAGTTTTAATAAGTGGGCAAAAGAGATATATGAGTTGAATAAGAGTTTGGGGAATGTATAGTAGATAGAAAAAGGCACTCAAACAAAAATGAGTGTCTTTTTGTGTCTATTATTAAATAAATTATAAAAATATAGTTGACAATGAAAGTTAAATTAGTTATGATAAGATTGGTGGTTAGTTTGTAAAAATGGATTTGAGTAAATTATAATAATATTACATGATAAGGAGTGATTTGTTTATGAAAGACCTATATTACACACAATCATTAAACTTGGCAGCCTATCTTATGGCTCATGGTTTTGAGCCTGTAGGCAAAAGAAAAAGCAGTAAGTCAGTTACTATCTATTTTGAGAAAACAGATGCTCTTCATGATTGTGTAAGACAGTATAACAAAGATGAAGAATTGAAAAAGTTTATTGCTTCTTTTAAGCGTCTTAAATCCTATTTAAATAATGATTAATTAATTGAGTCTTATATTATTAGATTAGGAGTGAGTATTGGTTATGTATAATATGCAAAATCGATACCAAAATTATGATGGACAGATTATTGATTTAAAAACTGGTGAGATCGTTGATCTCGAACAAATCAAACAAGCTATTGAAATAAGTCTATATGATAAATACATAGAATCAACACAAACACTTATTGAACTTAATCAAGATGTTAATTTTAGACTTATAACAGCTAAAAATGGAGAATCTTATTCATGTGTGAATGTTAAAGAAGGATACCATTTTGTGAAGGTGTTTAAAGTGGATGTTAGAAAAATGTTGGAGACGTTTGATATTTCTTTAAGTACAAGAGGATTTATTTATACTTGTTTAGCTTATTTACACTTCCCTACTAACTCAATTGTGATTGATGGTGAGTGCCCTTCTATAGAGAAATTATGTAGTATTTGTAAAATAGGCAAATCTAAATTATACGAGATTCTTAAAGAATTAGAACAATATGAAATCATAAAACGTAAGAAAGTTAATGGTCAAATGATTATTTATATGAATCCATTTTTACATAGTACAGGTTTAGTTCATGAAGATACATATAAAATGTTTAAAGATAGCAGTTATAATCCATATAAGTAAATTATAATGGTTGATGGTTAATAAGGAAGAATATAAAACCGCAGAAACGATAAAAAACGTTGAGATTCCAACTTATTTTGAAGATTTTCGTTTCCACGAGTGTGGAATGGGGTTATCTAGATGTGGAATTTTAATAAAAAGGTGTGGTCTATATGACTAAAAAAGAACAAGAACAGTTAGATTATGTTTATGAACAAATCAATAAACTGAAATTAGAGCTTGCTGATTGTATATTGAATGGTGATTTTGATTCTGCTTTGGAATATATAGAGAAAATTCATGGTTTTATGAAGGTGGAAGAATTTTTAAAGAGTTGATTTGAGTAAATTATAATACATTTTTATGTATTTGTAAAGCCTCAAATGGATTGAGGCTATTATTCATTATTTTGTTGCTTCATTTGTTTTACATGTTGTTCTAACAAGTTCGCCACATAATTGCTTGCACTTCGATTTTCTTTGTGAGCTAGCTTTTGTATTTCTTCTTTTAATGATTTAGAAATGATTACGACTAATCTATCATTATCTTTTGAGATAGCCAATCATATCCTCTCCTTGTTAGTAAATTATATAATACAACTAAATAGTAACACATACCACACCTTTTATCAACCATTTAAAAACTCTTTTCCTTTTTATTTAAAATTGTTGACAAAAGGTTTATAAACCGTTTATAATCTAATTGTAAACTCAAAAAAAATAAGGAGAGGATTCAAGATGAAAAACGAAATCTACGGGGAAATCACATTGGGTGTTAAAATGCCAGTGAGTGCCAACAACGAAAGACTAGCAATGTTGGAAGCTCATTACAAGGTAAGTAATGAAATAACTGACATTGTAGACATAGTAGCAATTGATCACATAACAGGAAGAGTACATAAGATTGATATTATTGATTGGAATATTAAGTGGCAAAGATTCTTTCGTGAAGATGAAGTAGTTTGAGGTGGTTTATTCACTAGGCAGGTGAACTACGGACTGATCACCCGTAGTCGCGCAGCTCAACTCCCCTGCCTCACCTGCCTAGTTTCTTTTTAATATATAATGGGAGTTGAAATAATGTGGATGGGAGTTGATAAGAAAAATGCCAAAAAAATATTCACATGAATATGTATATAACTATTTTAAAGAACATGGTTGTGAATTATTAGAAGAATACAAGGATGCTAGAACTCCAATGGAATATATATGTCAATGTGGAAACAAAAGTAAAATTTCTTTTGATAATTTTAAAAAGGGTAAAAGATGTAAAAAATGTGGTGTTAATAAGCTTGCTCAAAAATTTAAACATAATTATGAATATGTTAAACAATGTTTTATTGAAAGAGGATGTATTTTATTATCTAAAGAATATAAAAACGGACACGACCTTTTGGATTACATTTGTTCTTGTGGTAATAAAAGTAAAATTGCATTTTTTGATTTATTAGCAGGTAAAAGATGTTGGAAATGTCGTAGTAAAAAGATTGCAGACTATCATCGACTTGACTATGATTATGTTTATAAATTTTTTAAAGATCATGGATGTGAATTGTTAGAAAAAGAATATATAAATGCTCATCA